GCAAGTAAAATTTATTGTTGATGCAGACCCTGAAGCGATGGGTACATATTTGCACGATGACGGAGATTGGGAGCATATCGTCACAGTATCAGAAGCTCGTTGTGGGCATCTTTACACAGTTATGACAACGCTATGCCATGAGATGATTCACATGAGCAGAGCCAACACAGTCACCCATGCGTGGACAAAGCACGATGCCACATTTAAACGCAGGGCAAAGCGAGTCGCTACCGAGCTTGGCTTTGACCCTTTGGAACTCTAACAAATCTTCTGTAATACTAATTTGAGCAGTTCTTCTTCTGTAGTAGCGTACTCTCGCTCAAAGCGTTTGCGACCCATTCCGTGAATACTGGTATTTGCTCCTCTATGGTGGTAGGGGCATAAGGGGATAACAGGGGCATCACTTCGTTTACCAGCTCGTCTAATGTGATGTATCTCTGCTGGAGTCCCTTCATTGCCTTGTTTGTAACAAAGGATGCAGCCAAATCTCGCCAAGCGATCATAATGCGCTTTTTGAGCTTTAGTGGACACTTTTTGTGCTAGTCCAATCTTCTAACTCTTGTGCTGATTCTGTTATAGAACAAGCAATTAAATACGCTTGTGAATATTTACCTTTAAGTACCGCTTCGTGATAGTGTTTGATGAATGAGTTAAGTTTAAGAATAATGTCTGCATAATCGTTCATCGAGTGACTCTTTCTATTTGTCTATTGTTAGCTTGTTCTGTGCGCCAAGTTTCCCATCTCATCTTAGCGGCTTCTAATTGCCATTTTAATGCTTCTGCTTGTTCGGTTGCTGCTCCAATACCCTTGCATAATTCTTGATATTCAGGGCTAGAATATGCCTCTCGCTCTTGCGCTCCTAGTGACTGTTCACTAGACTGCTTCATCTTAATTGCTTTAAGACTATGCTTATACGCTTCAAGCTCGGCTAACTGGCCTTTTGCTTTTGCATACTTGGGAGCGTTATTATAAATAAACTCTACTGCATTGTTTGGATCATATTCTTGCATTTATTCTTTCCCCTATCCATCGCATTACTGGCACAGCCATAGAATTTCCAAGAGCTTTATATCTTACACCGCTTGGACAGTTTTCTTTAATGTTAGTGTAGTTATCTGGAAAACCTTGCAGTCTTTCACATTCAACTTCTGTAAGCCTACGAACTGCCATATTATTAGCTATTGCAGTAGGATTTTTAGCTTGTAAAGTGCTTGATAAATTTTTACTAATATATGGATTTGACATTTGTGCAGAAAAAGCAACATAATTTTCATGTGCAGTAGATGTTTGACCTGGTCTGCTAAATCCAGCTCCTGAAGCAGTTAAAGTTGCAGAAACTTCTGAAGTATAAGTTGGAATTATTAAACCAGGTTGCATATCTTGACCGCTTTGGTCACCATATTTTCTCGTTATTGTTGGTGCTAATTCTTCATGGTTGTTGCGACTGTTTCCAAAGCGTGCTGTAATTGTGGCGGCAATTTCTTTCCCCGACTCTCTGCTCTTCTTAGTATTCCAGCACAGGCTTTCGGACTCAAATAATACTTCTGCTGCAGATTGCCAATCTCCAAGACATCCGACAACAAACACTCTTCTGCGTCTTTGGGCGACTCCAAAGTATTGAGCATCAAGCACCCGATAGGCCCACCCATACCCGAGTTCGCCCAACGCCCCGAGGAATGAACCAAAATCCCTTCCTTCGCCTGAACTGAGGACACCTGGCACGTTTTCCCAAATGAACCACTGAGGTCTAAACTTGTCAAGAATTCCAACATAGGTAAGGGCAAGATTTCCTCTTGGGTCTTCAAGTCCTTTTCTAAGACCTGCAACGCTAAATGATTGGCAGGGAGTTCCTCCGACCAAAAGTCCAACTGTGTCATTAATATTCCATTCTTTGTATTTAGTCATATCACCAAAGTTAATGACATTTGGGTAATGATGTGCAAGCACTTGGCTAGGAAATTTCTCAATCTCACTAAATCCTACAGGCTTCCAGCCCATGTGATGCCAAGCAACTGTAGCAGCTTCAATGCCAGAACAAACGGATAAGTATTTCATTTAAGAGCCAACCATAATCCAATTTGACTAAACGCATAACCTAACCAAATAATTGCATTAGGAAATGCACCCTTGCGTAATTGCAAAACACCGACCATCAAATATCCAAGCCCTGTTGCTGCAATAATGGTTTTTTCCAACATTTGTATTCCCCCCTATTTCCTAATTCATACTGCGTTTTAAAGTCTTTGAGTAATGCTTCTGATAACTGATGCTTTGAAATATACAATCTAAACTTAGCCAGACCCCACTCTGATCGCCATTTACATAGCTGGCGCACTCCTGCTTTATGTATCGCCTCTAGCTCGGAGTTCCCGCTGTTTAATAACATAATCCTTCATTTCATAATAGCTATTAAAGCGGGCCAATTTAGGGTCTTTACCACATTCAATTCTATACGCTTCTTCAATCTGATCGTTAGTTATTAACGGATTTTTCTTTTGTGTAATAACTGATTCTGCAACCCACTCAGCTTTGAATCCAGCCCAACCTCTTTCACAGCACATCTGCATTACATCAGAGAGGGACATTTTAGCCTTATCTGCTTCTCGCTGTAATCCTTTAAAAGCCGTTTCAGTCCATTTGGCTTTTTTGGCTTTGCGAACTTCTAAGAAATCTTTAAACAAAGAATCAGATACACCTTCAGGTGTTTTTAATTGGTTCTTGGTTAATGGTTCTTGGTTCTTGGTTTGCATTGGGGGGTGTTTAGGGGGGCTATCGCCACCCTTTGCCCACCTCTTTTCAGCCCCTTTGCGACCCCCATCTTGCATGGCCTTGTATTTGGCTAATTCTTCGTCAGCTCGTTTGCTATGGTAATAACCATCTTCGCCCTCATAAAAAAAATCGCCCAAAATCATAATTACTGTTTCAGGAGTAGTTCTTGCCAATCTAGCTATTGTTTGTATATCTGGCGGAAAAGGTTTTTCATTGAGGTAATACCAATCCATCATTCTTCGATAAGCAAGGTCTTCTTTATCGTTTAAATGGCTTGTGTGGGCGAGATAATCGCCAATGTGGAAAGGGTAAAAATTCACTTTATTCCTTTGTCAAAGGTAGTCAAAAAAAGGTGGACTGGGCAGATCGGTGACTAATCGACTTTTCGGTTGCGAACCTAGCCTGTCCATAGAGTTTACTACAGCTTATTTTTTTTAGTTTGTTGTTTTTTTACAACAGTTTTTTTAGGCACAGTTTTTAAAATGCTAGATACATTAAACATTGTGCCTGTACGATCCATCATTATTGCCTCTACCAAAGTCATTGTTAGACCTTGTTGAACCAAAAAATGCAGTCCTTCTTTGTCGTAATGGACATGGACTTCGGCTGACCCGTCTTTGTTTTCTTTGATTTTTTTAATTAAAACTTCCATTAGTGTTGTCCATTAAAAGCAACTGGGCCAAGAGCATTTAACAAATCACGATGCGCTTTAACTTCGTTTGTTAAAAATGCAATTCGTTCTTGCAAAACTTTAATTTCTAGATCAGCTTGTTTAAGCATATCTAACAACATTTCTTCTCTTGTCATAGTTCCCCCAAATATTTAAGACTGCTTCGTAATTGGATTTCTTTGGCAATTACAGACTTTAAATCAGATCGTTTGGTGTAATCATAAGTTGTAATTAAAAGTAAATCATTCCATCCTTTTAAACTTTTTGGTAATTCATTCATAGTAATTCAGGCCAAATTAGATGCCAGGACTGAGGAAATAAGTCCTTGCGTGTGATTAAACCATGCGACTCCTTTTCAAGAGTTGCTCCTAAAAATGCGTATTGAGATGCTGGAATGTTGTTTTTTCGCCACAAACTAACTGCTGCGGGGCTTACCCCTGTTAATTTGGCTACTTTGGCAGTTCCCCCAAGCAAGTCAATTATTGCTGAATCTGTAAGTTTTAGTCCCATTTAGCAATCTTACAACATAAGTAATTATTTTTGCAAAGGTATTGCACTTTGATGAATATTGCTTAATAATGGTGGTATAGCAACTTCGCTATGTCATTTAAGGGGATTTTAAATGGATGAGTTGTATCAAGTTATGACCGAAATGGAGCAACGCTTGGAAATAGCGTTAGACAACATGGAATA